ATGAGTAGGCTAAAAGCTAAAGAGAACTTAGAATTTACTTCAGAAACGGATGGAGATAATGTAAAAGTTTGGTTTGTACCTGCTGTTGAAGAGGCCGAGAGCGAAAAAAATTTGTCTGAAAAGTTGTAAATGTTGTAATAATAGTAGTTAATGAAAGGACTTGCAATAATTGAAGCGGAAGAGCTAGACGGCCTAAAAAAATCGATTGAAAATCTGGAGCAGTTGGTAATCAAAATGGCAGATAAAGTCAAGCAGTCTGATCCTTTGATGGACTCAATAGAAGTTCAGCAATATCTCAAAAAAGGGAGTACCTGGGTCGACAATAATAAGCATAAAATAGGATGCAGTAAGGTAGGTGGTGAGTGGAGATTTAGAAAGAGTGTGGTAGATGCCTATGTGCAATCTACTTTCCATAAAGACAGATAATCCCAAATGCGTTATCCGATGATCGCAATCGGATGGGAGCAAATTTTACCTATTAAACCAAACAAATAGGAGGCGATAATGTGAGCGCCAAATCTCATGTCTGTAGGCAACAGTAGCCCAGCCCTAAATTAAGGGATTGGATTGAAAGGAGCGAAGATTAGCCGTCTTGTATGCCTATGGTAGTGTTAACTATCTTTTAGCGTCAATAGGTGTGTGCCTATTCTGATGAAGCAAAAGCAGAAACGTGTTTATATGAAAATAACTTTGATCGATTTTGATAAGGTTGGCTTTGATTGTAATTACAAATATGTAACACCAGATATGAGTGATGACGATGATCCTTTGATTTTTCTCGTAGACTCTTCAGACTTTCTACAGTTCGTTAATGAGAACAATCTAAACGAATTACAAACGGATGTCGATGAGTTTCGAAAAACTGATGATTGGGACTATTTAATTGACTACTGGATAGAAATCAAAGACAGGTATTGGAACGAAATTGTAAAACCGGATTTAGATAAAATCTTTAGTGATATGGATAAATTAAAAGTAAATGTAACCCACGATCTGGAAATCTCTGTAAAAGAGGTGGCCGGACTATTTAGCTCTATGAGCCCATTAGAGCAGGCCGAATTTTTCAACGAAATAGGGGCTAATGTAAAGGATTGGAATCAGCCTTTTTCTTTTAGCCTACAGGCGTTACAATGGGTAATGAATAATAATCCGTGTTTAACACAATCTGGTAAGCAGATGATGCTTGAAATAGGGTTGCTAGCAAAAGAAAGCGAGGTAAAGGATGTGTAGTACAGTATCTACAGAAGAAAAACAGAGAATTTATAACAATCTTTTAAAGAACCACATTAAGCCCGATCCATCAAGCGAACGGGCTTTTGTTTTACTGCATATTCTTAGGATTGCTATTCGAGATGTAACAGTTTGGCTAACTGTGATGGCTTTTATCGCTTTGGTTGCATTTCAATTTTTATAACATGGAAAGCCTAAGTATATACGAGAAAATTGATCTCGTGAAAGCTAAAGTAGGAAAGCTGACCAAAGACACGACTAACCCTTTCCATAAATCTAAGTATGCTGATATAAATCAGCTCATAGAGTTAACAGATCCGTTATTAAGGGAGCAGGGGTTGATGTGCCTGCAACCTGTTTTGGACGGCAATCTGGTGACTCAGATCATAGATGTTAAATCTGGAAATATGATAACGTCATCGCTTGAGATCCCAAAAATATTAGATCCCCAAAAGATCGGTGGTGCAATAACCTATTTCCGGAGGTACACTTTAAAATCGTTGCTTAATCTGCAAGAAGAGGATGACGATGGCAATAAGGCTTCTGGCAGAGAGAAAGAGCCGCAAGCAGATAAAGATAATAGGCCGTGGTTAAATCAGAAGCAGTTTAACCAGGCGCTGATAAGAATTAAAAATAAAGAAGAGGGAGTTTATGAAAAAATCAACAAAGCTTTCAGAATCAAAAGCGAATATAGAGATAAGCTCAAAGCAGCCTGATCTCTCGGTGTTAAACTTGTTTTTAGAGGAGAAATCTGAATTGCCAATTATCCCCATTAACAATAAATCACTTTTAACTACAACTAAAGGCGAGCTATTAGAGCTAAACTCAAAAATTATCCAAAATGTAAATGACGGGGTAATTGATGGTGTCGATGTAAAAATTTTTGCGAAAAAAGGAGAGATGTTTTTTAAAGCCCTAAATGATGGGCTAAAAGGGATAGTTAAACTGCCTCAAGAAAAAGATTATAAACGTCACGGGTGTAATCTTTCCCTTAGAAATTCGGGGGTTGTTTATAACTACAGTGTCTGTGGGCATCCGGATTTTGATGAGCTAAATTTTAACGCTACTGATGCTAAATCTAAGCTAACTGAATTACAGGCAAAATTAAAGCCTATTGAAAAGGAAACCGAGTTTGTGAACGAGGACACTGGAGAGACTTTTATGGTGCAACCTCCAGCGCAAACAGGCGGTAAATCAATTGTAGTAAAGATTGAGTAGATGGATCAAGTGAGCTATGCTTTTTACCCAACGCTATTAGATAGCTTTGTGTACTACAAAAAGACTGAAGAGTTAAACAAGTTTGTTGAGCTCATCGATAAAATAAACAGAGTTAAGGTCGAGCGTCATAATGGCCTTTCAAAGGGAATTGCGTTTGAAAATGTCATTAACAATTTAATCGATAATCGGTCTACCGTTAACGACTTCAATCTGGAGCTGGTGCATTCTATAGTGTCTAAACTAAAAAGATGCACCAGCAAACAAAAGAAGCTAGAGACAGTAATTGATAGCCCATACGGAAAAATAAAGCTTTACGGAATCTTCGATTATGAGTTTCCGCAAATGTATGCGGATCTGAAGACTACAGAGAATTATTCATTCGGGAAATATGATGACCACATTCAGCATAAAATGTGCTCATTAATCTGTAAAAACAACGGAGCTCCGATAGAGCAGTTTAATTATGTCATCACAGATTTTAAGTACTGGTACATAGAAAACTACAAATGTACAGATAGCTTGCATGATGATCTTATGTATGAAATTTATGATTTTATAAGCTTCATCAACCATTACAAGCATTTGATAACTAATAATAAGATTTTCGGGGGAGATGGTGTAAATGAAATTATCCTTAGTTAAACAGTTAAATAACACTTTTAAGGTTGCTTTTGACTCGGATTACGAGAAGCTTCAAAAGATCAAACCTAACGAAATGGTTGAGTGCGAAATCACAAAGCCGAGGAACTATAAGTTTCACAAAAAATTCTTTGCCCTAATCAATCTAGTTTTCGACAATCAGGAGATTTACCAGCATTTAGATGACCTCAGGCACGACTTGATCGTCGAGTCTGGTTACTTCGAAAGTAGGCCAAATCTTTACGGAGAAGAGATTAAAAAACCCAAAAGCATATCATTTGCTAAAATGGATGAATATGAATTTAATGAGCTGTATTCTGCTGTCTTAGACACCATTATAAAGCACTTTAATTTCGATAGGCAGGATATAATAGACAACGTAGAACAATTTTTTTAAACAAACAATAATTTAATTAGAATGGCTGGAATTAGCACAAAAATTAACCTTGCAGGGCTTAAGCACTCGGTTAGAGAAATTAAAGGACAGGGTGGCAAAATGGTTAAATGCCTGGTTATTCCTATAGAAATAAATAACCTTTATCAAGGCGAAAAAGGCGTTTATTTGGATCTGGAGGGATTTGAAATAAGAAACAAAGTTGGCGATTCCAAAGATACCCATTTAGTAAAGCAATCTTTGCCAAAAGAGCTTTACAACAAGCTTACTGATGAACAGAAAAAAGCTATTCCGCTATTAGGTTCTCATATCTTATGGGGTGGTGGTATTGGCGATGCTCAAATAAATGAGCAGAATGAGGATGATGATTTGCCGTTTTAATTATGGTTAAAGATCTAACGCCCGATCAGGAGCAGTACATACGGGATAAGTATGGCTATTTCTCTGATCGGGATTTAGCTGATTTTCTAAATGTAAAGGTTTGGGTTGTGATCAATTTCAGATCCAAACACAACCTAACAAAGAAAAGTAATCAGGTTGTTTATGAGGTGGATGCAGAGGGAGAAATATTTGCCCTTGCCAAACTTTGCTCAAGTAATCTGAATTTCTGGGTTAGAGACGCTGCTCATAGGAGATTAAAGCTCCTACATGAAAACCTACAATTATTATAACCAAACAATTCTAATGGCAGAAAATAAAAGATCCTTTCTACTTTATGCCGACCTTTTACATACAGTTAAGAAAATGCCGCTTGAACAGGTTGGCAAGCTTTTGATTGTTATGCTGGAGTATGTAAATGACTTAGATCCCGTCATAAATGACCTGATGATTGAGCTTGTGTTTGAGCCAATAAAGCAGCAAATGAAGCGAGATTTAGTTAAGTGGGAAGCGATAAAAGAGAAGCGCTCAAATGCTGGTAAGGCTTCAGCTGAGAGCAAGAAAGCGCAAAAAGAACTCCAACAAATGTCAACAAATTCAACACTTGTTGACACGTGTCAACACGAGCCAACAAAATCAACTGTAAATGATACTGTTATTGATACTGTAAATGATACTGTAATTAATGATATTATTAAAACCTCAGTTGTACCAACTGAGTCGATAGATCCTCAGAAATTTATTGATGCTTTTAACGATATAGCTGGTAGAAAGTTTAGAGTAACTCAAAAAATAAAAGACTCACTAAAAGCCAGGTTAAAAGACTATACCAAAAAGGAAATCTTTAAAGCAATGAAAAACGCCCATAAAGATCCCTATCATAAAGAGAACAATTTTCAATACCTAACTCCGGAATTTATACTAAGGCCGGATAAGATTGAGAGGTTTTTAAATTATGATCCTGCAAAAGACAAAAGCGCACCTAATTTATTTTACCAAACAACTAACTAAATGCTAAAGAGAATATCATCCATTAAGGATAGGGTTGAGGAGCTAAGAGAGAAAGGCGTGCAGAAAGGTGATGATACTGGTTTTAAATGTTTGGATGAATTATATAGCGTTAAGCAAGGTACTTTTACGATATTTCAAGGCGCTCCGACTCATGGAAAGAGTGAGGTGATCTTTGAAGTGTTGATGAACCAGGCAACTAAATATGGTAAAAAGTCTTTAGTGCTTAGTCCAGAGTCTGGTAACGCTGAAGAGATTACTTTGGAGCTTATTCATAAATACCTCAAGAAATCTCCCTATAAATCAAATCCTTATTCAACGTGTACGGAGAAAGAATTTAATTCAGCTTTTAATTGGGTTGACTACCATTTTGTAATTGCGGATGATGACGAAAAAAGCTATTCGTTTGATGAGCTTATCGCCGAAGTCGATGAGTATGAGGCTGAATATAAAACTGTATTTGAGCTGTTAATGGCTGAACCTTGGAACGAACTTAATCACAAGCTTGCTTTGCAGGAAAATAGCGGTAGGCAAGATTTGGCAATTGAGGATGAGTTAACAATGCTACGACAGTATAATAAGAAAAAGGATAAGCACACTTTTCTTAGTTTCCACCCCTCAAATCAACAACTCATTTACGATAAAGATAGTGGTACAAGCTTCTACGCGATGCCAAAAGCTCGTGAGGCTGCTGGTGGTCAAGCTACTTTAAGAAAAGCTTTTAGTTGGATTAATATTTGGAGGCCGCCTGTAGGCTTAATAGATCCAGAATTTGATAGGCCATATCTGGAGAACGAGTTGATTGTGCAGGTTGAAAAATCTAAACCAAAAGGTGTAGGTAAAAAAGGTATCTGTAGGCTTTTCTTTGATTGGAAAGGCAATAGGTACTATGAAGAAATTAACGGCAATATCTCTTATGCTTTCGAGCATGAAGAGAAAGTTCAGACAGTTCGGCCAATAACGGCAATACAGCCAAACATAGAGTTTGATAAGCCTTTTACTAAAGAGATAATTATACGGCCTACGCCACTAGATGAGTATGATGATGATCCACCGTTTTAATTATGACAAATACCGAAAAACATTTTTATGAGTTATCGGAGATTTATTTAGCGGCTTATCAGGATCATACACGCCCGTCAATTCTGGCGATGATGATGATGGGGGTTGTTGTTGAGATGCGAAGCGATATCGCTCTCTATCTTAAGAAAAACCCTAATTCAGTTGATAAGGTTAAAAAGCAACAGGATCGAATAAAAATTTTAGTTGAGTGCCTCGATGCTTTTACGGTCGCTACCGATAGAAATCTCCAGATAACTAAAATCCTTACAGGATACTACGACAGAGAGAAGAGTCTTAGAGAGGAAAACGAAAAACTATCAGCGGAATTAGCCGCAATTAAGAAAGCTTTAGAAAATGATTAGGCCATCAGAAGAGTTTAACATGGCTGCTGATAAGGTTGTTAAGTTCATGCTCAGAATGCAGCCAAATACTAAGGTGTATGTATCGGATGTGAAAGTTAATGATAAGCAGCTATTCATTGAGCTGGTAAAGCATTACATAGATCTATTTCATGATGCCAGCTTTAGTGATGATTACAAAATTATTTACAAACAATACCCAATCCCAGAAATACCATGCAAACAAAATTCTTTCTCGAAAACGGAATGATAAACTATGATAAATACATTGTTTATTTTTCTGGTGGTAAAGACTGTACAGCGGCTTTTTTGAGGCTCTTAGAAATGGGAATACCTAAGGATAAAATTGAGCTTTGGCATCATAATATTGACGGAGAGATAGGAAAAGATCCAAAATTCATGGACTGGCCTGTAACACCAGCGTATTGCCAGGCATTTGCGGATGCATTTGGAGTGAAAATTTACTTTTCTTGGAAGCAAGGAGGCTTTATGAGGGAGATGCTCAGAAATGAAAGCCTGACTGCTCCAACATCATTTGTAACTCCAGATGGTGAAATTATTACTGTTGGAGGGGTTTCTGGTGATCCGTCTACACGTGAAAAATTTCCACAAGTATCAGCGGATCTATCTGTGAGGTGGTGTTCTGCTTATTTAAAAATTGATGTTGGGGCTTGTGCTATAAGGAATCAAAAAAGGTTTAAAAACCTAAATATCTGTACCATATCTGGAGAGAGGGCTGAAGAAAGTACTGCGAGAAGCAAATATGCAGATTTAGAGCCTGACAGATCTGATTTACGTAATGGAAAATCATTTAAGAGACTAGTTGACCGCTGGAGGCCAGTAAAAGGATGGACTGAATCTCAAGTATGGGAAATAATAAAAAGGCACAGGGTTAGAGTTCATCCGTGTTACTATTTAGGATGGGCGCGATGCAGCTGTATGTTTTGCATTTTTGGTAATGCTAATCAGTTTGCTAGCGCTAAAGAAATAAATCCAAAAGGTATGCTTTTAGTTGAATCATTCGAAAAAAAGTTCGGAGTTACAATCAAGCGAAATATGAGCATAAATGAGTTAAGGGCTCTAGGATCTCCATACAAGGCAATCACGAAAGAATTGGCTATGCAAGCGATGTCATTAACTTACGATCAACAAATAATAATGCCCATAGATGAAATTTGGAAGCTGCCAGCTGGTGCTTTTGGAGAAAGTTGTGGGCCAACATAAAAATAATTATCCATATATGAATAATTTGCATAATTCAAATAAAGAATATATCTTTACAGAAGATAAGAGAGAGGGATGTGAGGTTGATGTGTGAGAGAGATGTGAGGGGTTTAAAGGACGTAGAATAATGGTAGTTCGGTAGCGTGTTAAGTTATCGGTGTTGGTTCGAATCCAGCCGTCTTTGCAGGAAAAGGGAATGGCCATTGTGTAGATTGGTATAGTGTGAATTAGGGTGTCATTCCCCATCCATTTAAAGTGTAACTCATGAGAGGGAGTTAATGTAGGATAGATTAAAAAAGAGGCGTGAGCCGATATGGTTTAAAGTCCTAATCATCCAGATCAAAGCAGTGTGCAGTTCTTGCCGCTGCTTTTTTTTTGCCAAAATTTAAAATTCAAATATTATGTTAAATCAAATCGAGGATCTTAAACAAGAGATCAAAAAATTGAAATTACAAGTTCAAGAGGTTGCTGATGAGTATCTGTGTCGGGTAGAGGGCAAGAAATTTGATGTTAAGGCTTTTGATATGGCTGATCGTAATGGTGAGCAATAGTTACATTCCAACAGCAAAGGGATATTTTTCTGGTTGTGGTGGTGCTGAAATCGGGATGATGCAGGCTGGAGTAAATATAATTCAGTCCTTAGATTTAGATCAGGATGCAACTGAATGCATGTCATTGAATAAGCACTATTTCAATCATAGTGTTTTACAGGAGGATATATGCGTTAAGCGTGTATGCGATCAGCCTGACTCTGACATTATCATTGGCACTTACCCGTGCACAAAGTATTCAACGATTGCCGATATTCACGGCACAAGAACCGGAGATGATCTGTTTCTGCATTTCTTTAGGCATATAGCTATTAAAAAGCCTGAGATGTACGTTGTTGAGAATGTGCCAGGGATGAAAAAGTTTGACGTGGTTATGGAGGCAATGACTAAGTTGCCAGATTACTATGTTAACGTATTTTGCCCTGTAGAGGCTACCAATTGGCTACCTCAAAAGAGAAACAGATTAATATTGATCGGAACTCGAAAACCGTTTTATATATTCCATCCTGCACAGATTGGATCTAGGCCAAAGATTAAGGATCTAATTGAGTCTAATCCGGTTTATGATATGCCTGATTATGTAGTGTCTCGAATTAACGGAAAATATCGGGATAGGCCTATAATTGTTGATCCAAACATTATTAATGCAGTAGCGCCTACGTGTGTAGCGCATTACGCTAAGGATCTGGGAACTCGTATGGTAGTTACGAATGATAACGAATACGGCTTAAGGCCTTTTTCAATTAGAGAGTATGCCAGATTACAGGGCTTTCCAGATGATTTTATTTTTCCAGACAAACGGAGCTCTTACAAACTCATCGGTAATGCCGTGCCCGTTCCTATGGGTAGATGGATAGGCGAGCAGGCAATGAGATACTTTAATTAAATATGGCAGATAATATTGAAACGCCAGCTTACTACGACAATTCAAAAGGCAGTCTTTATAAGATTGCCTCTGAAAGAAATTGGAGTCCATACACTTTTGATGTAGTGAAGCGCTTGGATCGTGGCGGCAAAAAAGATCCATTACCTCAAGAAATTAGAAAATCAATCGCTGTACTTCAGTTATGGCTTAAAGAATTAGAAAATGAAAGTTAAAGTTTTAAAGTTGCATCCCAATGCAGTAATCCCCAAATACGCTAAATCCGGTGACGCTGGATTGGACTTAACCGTTGTAGAGGTTGAGCATATTGGCGCTGGCATATTAAATACAGGTTCGGGTTATCATTTGAGATCCCTCAAGGATATGTAGGTTTAATATTTCCCAGATCCAGTATATATAAATTTCATCAAACGTTAACAAATTCTGTTGGTGTTATTGATAGCGGCTATCGCGGTGAGGTTAGTGCTATTATGCTGGCTAATATCCCTAATGCTCAGTACAAAATCGGGGAAAGGGCGGCTCAGTTAGTTATTTTGCCTTATCCGGAGATTGAACTGATTGAGGCCGATGAGCTATCTGAAACGGAGAGAGGTGATGGAGGTTTTGGATCTAGTGGTAAATAAAATGCAAAAATTAAGAATACAACCATTAACTGAGGCGAGGATGAGGGCGGTAGGCGAGAGCTATCGTATGCAGTATATTTTGTGTAGACTTTTGGATATTGAGTATAGCGACCAGCTTGATGTTAATTTTAGAAAGCCGGCTATACACAATCATATCCGAAGAGCTCAGGAGAGCATAAAGGCGGTGCATGAGCATAGTAAGCTATGTCTGGAAGTTGGCAAGGATGATAACATTTTAGAGTCGATGTGCGAGCTGCATGAGATTGTTAAGATGATTGCTCATTTAGATCAAAACCAGATCAAGGAAGTTTGTGAGGGTATGAGGTCAATGTTTGTAAAGGAGGCATAAGATGGAATTTAGTTCGGAGAAACTGTATAATAATACGGTTGTTAGAGGATATTATGACGGCAGGCATGTAGGCTTATTTGTCGTTTGGCCTTACCAAAACAAATATTTTGTTGCTTCTGGTTATAGAGGAGAGGAGCGAGAGTTTACAGACTATGATGAGGCCTATGCCTACATTACTCAAAGTATAAGCGCCAGGGTTTACAATCATTTGAAATCGGTTATTAACAGCAAAATAGATTGGATGATTGAGGGAGCTAATATTAGGCTAACCCGTAGAATACAGGGGCTTGAAAATAAATTTACCAAAGATCTAAAAGCGCTAGAAAATGGAGCAATGGGTAATATCTTACGGAAGTAATGTTTGTGAGCCTCAATTATTGAGTGAGGATGTTAAAAAAGATAATCCTGTGCTTTCTTTTGAATTTAAGGGCTCTCCCTTTAAAGTCGTATTCGATAATCGGAGCGACTACATAGCTTCCGCTTATCACACTAAAGTTAACGTAATTATTATTTCATCAAAAGGCAAGAAAACTCAAGGGGTTGCCGTAAACGTCAAAAAAAACTGGCCTAAAAAACTCAGGCCAGTTTTTTAATATTTTGTGAAAAATACCGTTTCTGGGAGTGCATTGTGCACCTGTCCATTTCCTGACTCAACTATCGCAACAGTAATTGGATGCCAAACATTGTCTAATTTAATTACATCTGATCCCCATTGATGAAAGAAGCCGCTCACTGGAACAGAATAATTTTGTACTTCGCCATTCAATAGATAGCTCTTAAAAGTTATTGGTTTCGGTTTATCTAACATATTTTTTTGAGTAAATATAAAAAATTAATTAATGATACTATTTTTGCATCCTTAAAAAAGCGCCCTTATGAAAACAAACAAATTTTTGCTAATCGTTTTAACCATGATTTTTGTTGCTTGTAAAAAAGAGCAAAACTCCACTCTATTTGGAACTTGGCTGTCACATGATCACGCCTGGCAATTCACAATTAAAAGCCTTAACGGCATTGGAGATAATAGTTTTAAAGTACATGGAATAATGCAGGATAGTCTAACATGGAGATCTGATCCAAACATTTACAAGTTTCAAATACTTCGTGTGAACCCGAAAACTCTTACTTTAAAATACAATTCTGATACTCTGTATTTTATACGTTTAAATAATTAATTATCGGCTAATAACCCGATAATTCGAAATATCGTGTATTCAGCCGATATTGTACGTTCTATAAGCATTGAAAGTTGTAAGCCAGTTAGTTGTACTTATCGGTATCTATACCACTACTGTTATCATACCTTTTTAATCTGTGTCGTTTCTTTGCATACTCATAGGCAGCTACAAACGCTACAAGACAAAGAGCTGTCAAAGGGATGATTAGTATAATTAAGTTACGGGAAGAGAGAAATTCAAAAGTAATTGAGTCGATTTTTTTGCTGGTTTTGTTCGTTACTATCAACGAACCAAATGCCGCGACCGATGCGCCTAGTACAGCTGTAGCAAGCGCGCTAGTAGAGGCTGCTGTAAATTTTCTTTCTTTTATCCTTTGTGCTTCAATGTCATTTGTTGAAGCTGCTACCGCGTTGACTTCTATTACTGGCTTCATCGCTTCAAGTGCTTTGCAATACAGCATTTTATTGGTTGGAGTTAAAAAAGAGTTTTCTAGCACTTCTTTAGTAAGTTGATCTAAAACATCAATCCAGTTTGCGATACTGCCTATTGAAACATCGTGTTTTCTTGCTGTGGCGTTGAATAGTGAGGTAACTGTATCTTGGTCTGGAGTTACGTTTGCGGCAATTAAAGGACGTATAGCGTACATAATCTCAGCATTTGCTAGCCTTATGTTTTCAGATATTTCCTTATTTATCTTTCTCTTAAAGATGCGTTCTGTTACTATATAAACGATAATACCACTAATAACACTTCCGACGATTCCGATAGTCCATGGATTATTAATAAATTCTAGCATTTTATTGTGAGTGTTGATTTAAATAAGTTGTGAATTTACGATTTTATTTAAAAATCTATAATCCGCAATCAATTCTATTCCCTATCTCAGCTATGTCGGCTGTGTATATTTCGGCCTTTGGGTTAAAATTGCCTGTCCACTGGCCATTCCGCTTAAACACAGTTCCCTGATAGTAACTGTTTATCATAACAAAATAGCCACTGCCGCCCCCTGATGGGGCAGATAATTCAACTAACTTAATATTATTCCCGAAAGCAGCTGAAAATATAATTGTGTCTGAAGCCATAAAGGCAATAATACTAAAAATATTAGTAATTAAAAAAGCCCGAGAGATTATCAAAATCAAGTCGGGCTTTTGTTGTCAAACAAATAACGGGTGTTCAATCCGTTTATCTTTATAGGGTAACAGTTTGTAGTTCTGCTGCAATTCTATGCAAACCCTCTTCAATTTTTCTCTTTTGCTCAATTCTAGGCTTTTTTAAACCAGACGCATAGTGTTGTAATTGCTTCTGGTTGATCCCTGTAATGCGTTCTAAAGCTGAATTTGTAAAAATCCCCTTATAGTATTCTAACAAACTTCTAACGTCAAATCCGTAAACTAAAGTATAGTCTCCCTTTAGTATCGATGGAATGTCTTTAGGATCATTGATCTCTTTGGTTATTCTAATCGCTTCAAGTATGGACTCTCTCGCTTCAGCTGGGGTATCTCCACCGCCATAAATGCCCTCTACATTTTCAGCGTATGCCGAATACATATCTGAGGATTTTTCGATTACAATTTTCACAGTTTTCATAGTAACATCTAATTCTTTTATAACAGTAATATCCTTTAAAGAGGGGCTATTTAAGCCCCATCTCTTTCTTAATCTTTGTTTCTAGTCCCTTACCAACTTCTTTTGCTCCGTGGTATGGTACTGGGTATTTCCTGCCATCTTTCTCATAGATGTAGTGACTACCCTCAGCCTTTAAATACTTCCAACCGTTTCGGCCTATTAAACGGTGTAACTCTGAACTCTTCATAGAACTAATTTTTGTTTGACGATATAAAGGTAGTAATATTACTACTCTTTTCCAAATGTTTTTGAATTTATTTATTAATTAAATTATACGTAATAGCGGTTGATAGTTTCACTTAACTGTATGAAAATCTTAAAACAGCAATATCAGTCAGATAAATATTATCCCTATATGGATAATTTACATAATTTGTTTATCTTCGTTCCATGAATGCTAAAGAGACCCAGAAGTATCAGAAAAAGCCTGTACCAGCGCTGATTAAGTTAGCCACAGAGTATTTTAATCGTTATGTGAGAAATAGGGATGCCGTTAATGGCCGCGTCAAATGTATTTCGTGTTCAACGCTTGTTCCTTTGTTAGGAGTTCATGCTGGGCACTACAGAGCGTCTACATTTGCTGCAACTAGATTTGATGAAAGAAATGTTAATGGACAATGTGCGCGTTGTAACACACATTTGCACGGCAATCTTATTGATTATAGGATTAACCTTATTGATAAAATTGGGCTGGAAGAGGTTGAGGATATTGAAATGATCTCTCGAATGCCTAGTAAATGGGATCGCTTTGATCTGATCGATATTATTATCAAGTATAAGGCAAAGTGTAAGGAGTTCGAATAGTGGAAAGCAGAAGAAAGTTTATCGTCATTGGGTGTGGCTCTGGTGGCTTTTCAGCTCATGTACAGCGTATGGGTGGGATAAGTTTCGGTAAATCTTTAGCTACCCAGATATGGCTAAATGAGGCTCGCAGTATCGAAAAAGAGATAGAAAAGGGGTTGTCTAGTTTAAACAAGTCTTATAACTGCGATTTTACACGAGATGTTATAGCTAAGTACGCTGTAGCTTTTCACAGATCAGAGTTAGCTATGATAGAGCTTATTCGTTCAATTGTTTCTATATCTCAATCATTAGGAGCGGATAGCTTAATGCAGTCTGCTGCCGAACAATTAAAACATCTGGGTAATAGAGGTAATTATGCCAGTGATGAATTAAAAAAGATGGTGGCATCAATTCAATTTGATAAAGCCAAACAGCCTAATAAGGGTATGTCAAAAAAAGGAGGACGAAAACAAAAAAATCGTTATCCATCACATTACAGATAATCATGAAAATATTTCTTTACGTTATTGTTTTAGTTATTGTCTCAGGCCTATTATTCTCTTGGTTTGAGATTTATGTTCTAGGAGCTTATTATAAGAATGCAGGTTTAGTTTTTGCATTGTTATTCGGCTTATCTCCGGCCATTATATTCTATTGTGCTTTTAAATTAATCACACAAATAAAAAACAGTTAAAATGAGAAAACTATTATTAGTTGCCCTTTTAGGGTTATTCCTTGCCTCTTGTGATAGAGCGCAATCAAATGTTCAAACTCTTTATACGAGTAATTGCGGTGTGTCTTGGACACTGATCAAGGCTGGCGAGACATTGCCTAAGGGTATCGGAATGTGCTCCTATAAGATCACCGTGCCAGATTACCCAATGCAGGGGGAGAGTGTTTTTAAGTCTGCTTTTGCTAATCGTGTTATGGCTAAGATAGAGGTTACTTATGATTATTCCATTACCGATGCTATTTTGTATGTCGGTGAGGCTAAATACTTAGGTAAAATAAACTCTGATAGTGATAGCGAGACAAATAGCGCAAAAGCTTATGAAACCGCTGAAAATTCAGTTATAGATAAGAGAATAAAAGAGGTTGCCAGGGATTTGTTAATTAATGAGGATATAGTTGATTTCTCACAGGCTGAATTTGAGACGCTACTTCTTGAGAAAGTTAACGAGTTACTGAAGTCCAAAGGGGTTAAAATTAACTTCTTGTCGTTCGTCCCTATTCCGGAGGATCAGACTCGGCAGGCTATTGACGTCGTTACAGCGATGAAAATATATGAATCAAAAAAGTTAACTGAGGTAGGTAAAAGTGTTACCTCCGCGAGGGCTGGAGCAACTAAAATTGATGTAACGGTTCAGAAAGAAAAACCTACAGAGGATTAAAAATATTGACAGCTCGGAAAGACGAGCAAATACACTCTTAGCTCAATGGAGAGAGCGGCCGCTGTCCGGTGGTAGGTTGTAGGTTCGAATCCTTCAGGGTGTACGAAAGTCGGTTTTTATACGATTAGTGAGGGGGATAAAGTGAGAGAGTTAACAGAAAAACAAAAACGGTTTTGTGAGGAGTATTTGATTGATTTAAATGCCACTCAGGCTGCAATAAGGGCTGGATATTCTATTAAGACTGCCAATGAGCAGGGGGCGCGCTTGTTAGCAAATGTTAGCATTCAATCCTATATGTCTGGGAGACAAAAGGAGTTGCAAGCCTCCACCAATATAACTCAGCAACGGGTTTTGGAAGAGTACGCAAAGATCGCATTTGTTGACATTAGAGAAGTCTTTGAGACTGATGGTGGCATTCATAACGTTAAGCAGCTAGATGACTTCACTGCTGGCGCTATTTCAAGTATAGAGAGTATTGAGGAGAAGTTTCAAGGTGTAACTATTGGGACAGTCAGAAAGGTCAAGTTTCACGATAAAATTAGAGCCTTAGATGCGTTGGGTAAGCATCTCGGATTATTCTTAGCTGATAATAAGCAGAAAGAGGCAGTTAATCATGTGACGGTGAATTTGGGAGGAGGAGTTAATCCGGATGAGGCTACTACCTAAGCAGGAAAATGCAGTTTACTTTCTCAAGGATAACGTAACCGAAGAGATCTTGTATGGCGGTGCTGCTGGAGGCGGTAAATCTGCCTTTGGCTGTATGTGGCTAATTGAGATGTGCCAGAAATACCCTGGCTCACGCTGGCTGATGGGCAGGTCTAAGCTTAAAACATTAAAGGAAACTACCCTTAACTCTTTCTTTGATATAGCTTCTAAGCTTGGTGTAACAAACCAATACACCTACAACGATAATAAGTCTACGATATACTTTCATAATGGCTCGCAGATCATCTTAAAGGATTTGTTTTTATATCCGAGTGATCCAAATTTTGACAGTTTAGGATCTCTTGAGATAACCGGAGCGTTTATTGATGAGTGTAACCAGCTTGTTTTAAAGGCTTGGATGGTTGTTAAATCCCGTATTAGATACAAGCTATCTGAGTTCTGTTTAATGCCTAAGATGCTGGGGAGCTGTAATCCAGCAAAGAACTACGTTTATTCAGAGTTCTATAAGCCATTCAAAGACGGCTCTCTACCAAAGCATAGGAGATTTATACAGGCGCTACCAACGGATAATCCCTTTTTACATCCTAGCTATTTGCAGTCACTGTTAAGGCTGGATGCTAATAGCGTTCAAAGGCTTTATTATGGTAATTGGGAGTATGATAATGATCCGTCAGCATTGATCTTATTTAATAAGATTATAGACTTATTCACTAATACGTTTGTAAAGCTCGGTCAAAAGTTTATCAGTGCTGATATAGCACGTATGGGGGCTGATAAGGGTATTGTGTTAGTATGGGAGGGATTAAAGGTGATTGATTATCTGATAATCCCAAAGTCAAAGATAACCGAGGCCGCAAGTGAAATCGAAAGGTTAAGAAAACTGCATTCAGTGCCGTTAAGTAATGTTATTGCTGATGAGGATGGAGTTGGTGGTGGAGCTGTTGATATACTTGGCTGTAAGGGATTTGTGAACAATTCAAAGGCTTTATTTGGTGAGAATTACTTTAACCTTAAAGCTCAGTGCTACTATAAGCTGGCTGAGATGATTAATGAAAATCTATTAGATCTATCAATCTTTGCGGCTATTGCTGAAGTAAAAGACGCGATTATTCAAGAGCTGGAGCAGGTTAAGCGTAAGGATATGGATAAGGATGGAAAAATGCAGATTGTTCCAAAGGACGAGATAAAGGATTTAATTGGCCGGAGTCCGGATTGGTCTGATGCTATTATGATGAGGATCTGGTTTGAAATAGATCAATTTGTTTTTTACGTGAATTAATAAAAATGAGGGTGATAAGATGGGAATGTTAAATTTATTCAAGAGTGTAAAAAAGGGCGTTATAGATCCGGCTAAGGGATCGTTTCAGCTGGTTGTTAATGGGATTGTGAGCTGGTTTGCAGATAATAAAGCAGCTTATTTAAAAAATGGTTATGGCAAAAATGTGCATGTTTATGTTGCTGTTAATGTTTATCTAAGGAAAGCAAAGGTAGCTCCGTTCATCCTAAGCAAAGTAAAGAGTAAAAAGAAGCTGGTTAAATATGATCAGTTCATGCAGTCTAAAAATCAGGAACATAGGCTTGAGGCTGCCAGACTTAAGGATGAGGCACTGGAAGAGCTTGAAAGTCATGAGATCATTGATTTATTAAATAAGCCAAATGATTATCAAACAGGAGTAGAATTTAGAGAATCTTTATTGGGTTTCTTCAAGGTTCTGGGAGAAACGTTTGTTTATGGTATCGCTCCCTCAAACGGTAGAAATGCTGGAAAGTTTAAGGAGCTGCATGTTGTGCCCCCGACTATTATTGAGCCTGTCTACTCTGGCAATATACTAGATCCAGTATCTCATTACCTGATTATGGTTGATGGTAAACAGGAGAGAATTGAAAAAGAGAACGTTTTTCATTACAAAACATGGAATCCGTTAAGTGAAACGGGCGGTTTGTCTCCGATTAAGGTGGGTAACAAGCTTTTAAAGACAAATGACGCGAACAATGCAGCTGCTGCAAAAGCTTATGAAAACGGTGGATCAGCTCACTTATTAAGCGGCAAAGGTGAAAGATCTTTAACTCCAGAGCAGATAGATCTTTTAAATGAAAGGATAGCCGCGCAATTAAAGGGAACAGATAACTATAAAAACATTGTTGCTACAAATGGAATGGTTGATGTTACTAAGATCGGTGACAGTCCAGCTGAGTTAGAGTTGATCAGTGCTGACGTTCATCAAAGAGGTATAATTGCATCTTTATTCGGTGTAGATCCTATTTTAGTAGGAGATAAGCAAGGCAGTAGTTTTGCAAATCAGGAGCAGGCTTATAAAGCTTTAGTTACTAATTCAGTAATGCCAGATCTTAACGGTATTGCTGAGGGTTTAACTGCCTGGCTATTGCCGCGCTTTGGTAATAATTTACACCTTGCGTTTGATACAACTGTATATCCGGAATTGCAACCAGATCTGGAATTGATGATGAAAGTTTATGGTAAACCGAACTTAACTCCTAATGAGGTTCGAAGTATCTTTAAATGGGATGCCTCAAAAGACCCTAATATGGATCGCCATTATATAGAGTCTAAAATGATCCCGATTGAAATGGCAGGCACTGTAAAGGCTACAGGAAAGGATGACGAAGAAAAATAAAAATATTCATATATGGATAATTTGCATAATTAAAATTTAAGTTATACTTTTACGACAGAAAGAGAAAGCTATACTAAAGTAAGCAGCTAGATAGGGATAAGTTGAGAGTGGTGTCGCGTTACAAAATAGTGTAGTTTTCTCTTTTTTTATTTAGAGGGAGATTAGTCAGATGGAGAAGTCAAAAGATATTGGTGTTACAAAAGACAAGCTAAAAGAGCTTAAATCGAAAGTAACCGATGGTAAATTAAAAAAGTCCATTGATCAAAAGCTAAACAGCATCAACAAACCAATATCAAAATAAATGAAGTTTACTTGTAAAGAATTAAGCGGTCAATCTTTTGAGACTAAGCAAGAAATGTTTGCTGCTTTAAAGGCCTCTAAGGAGGCGATTATTAAGCAAAAGACTGAAGCTGTTAAGTTCTCTGATCACATTGACTACTCACTAAAGGAGGATGGCACATTAAAGCAGGAGGATGGTTCAGCAACCCAGCTTAAGTATGGCGATTACGTTTATCCAATTATAAACAGCACTAATTACCTAGATAGTCACTCAGATCTGCATTTATACGGCATCTGGGATAAGTCCGCTGAAGAGCAAAAAGGTAGGATTTATTTCATTATCAATCACGATTTATCTGTTGGCAATGTAATCAGCTATCCTAAAGAGGTTGAGTTGATAATCAAAGAGGTAGAGTGGAGTAAGCTTGGTAAGTCATACCCTGGAAGTACTCAGGTATTGATGTTTAAAGCAATGGTAACAGAGAAGTCTAATCCAGCTGCCTTTTACATCTTAAGAGATAAAGAGGATGTTCAGTATTCTGTCAGAATGCGGTATGTAAGATTAGAGCTGGCAATTAATGATAGCTCTGAGTATTACAAGCAAGAGAAAGCGGTTTTCGATAAGTATCTGCCATTGATTGTAAATCAGGAGAAAGCTATTGAGGACGGATATTTCTGGGTTATTCATGAGGCAGAAATTTATAAAGAGGGATCTATGGTGCTGTTCGGATCAAATGATGCTACAGCAACTTTATACGATATAGAGAATAAAGATATTCAGCTGCCTAACAGCACTGATGAAGAGCCGTTAAAAGGCGCTCAAAATGAGGAGAGAGGTAGTTTATTATTTAACGCAAATTTAATTTAATCGCATGTTTAAGTACAAAACAGAAGAGGAATTGGGCAAAATGACGGCAGCTGAAAGAGATCAGTATGCAGTTGAAAAAAGGGAGCACGAAAACAAGGAGCGTAAGGCTGACATTGATAAGGCTCTGGAAAAACAGAAAGAGGCTTTCGATAAGGAGATTGACGAGCTAAAAAAAGCTAATGAGGAAACTCAAAAGCACGCTGATCAGTTAGATATTCAGCTTAAAAAACAGGGTGGATTTGTGCAGCCAAAATCGTTAGAGGCTGTTATTACTGAGGAGAAAGAGCACTTAGTAAAAGCTTCTAAAAACAAAGGATCAGAGCATGAATTTTTAATTAAGGCTGATACCTTAAGGGCTTCAGTTGTAGGTAATCCGTCAGCTTTAGACTTGGACTCTATCGGACAGATTGGGCACAGAAAACTTACATTGTATGATTTGTTCCCAAAAATCCCAATTGGCGAGGGTAACAACGGGGTTGTGCGTTATGTTGATTGGAACGCTGCAACAATCACACGCGCAGCTAAATCGGTAAAAGAGGGTGAGTCTTTCCCAGAAAGTACCGCTAAATTCGCTACATACACTTTGGATTTAAAGAAAATCGGTGATACAATCCCGATGTCTGAAGAGCTTATTTACGATGCTCCACGCTTCGCAAAAGAGCTTAAAATGTTCTTAGAAACTAACGTAGCGATCAAGATCGATACAGATTTGTATTCTGCTGATGGTACAGGTGACGAGATCAAAGGATTAAAGGCAAGTGTGCCGGATTATACCCCTGTAGCTTCTGGTATCGAAGATGCTTCAATCAACGATTTAGTTGTAAAAGTTTCCGAGGACATTACTACGGATAAAGGATCTAAATACGCTCCAGATTTCGCGTTGATGAACATTAAAGACATCAACAAAAGAAAGCTTAAAAAGGATGCTAACGGTAATTATATCATTGTTCCATTCGCGAAAGACGATAAAATTGACAACATGTTAGTTGTTGAGTGTAACGCTGTTGCTGTCAATGAGATGATCATTGGTGACTCACGTTACGGGGCTATTTATGAAGTGCCAGGCGTTTACGTTGCTACAGGATTAAACGGAACTGATTTCGGTGATGATATGCAGACATTAAAAGCTCGTAAGCGCTTAAATCTGTTGATCCGTAATGCTGATAAAACAGGATTCAGACGAATTACCTCTATCAGCGCGGCATTAGTTACTTTATCTGAAGTAGAAGCAGGAGGGTAGTCATAATGGTTTGGGTAGAGTTTACTAAAAAATTTGCTACCAAAAACAAGGGTGACAAATTAAAATGTGATCGAATGCTGGCTAATCAATTAATTGTTGTGGACAAAGTTGCAAAACTAACCATTGAGCCAGATAAAGAAAGCACAAAATAATCTTAATCCCTGCTTAGATCAGATCGGCAGGGATTAACAAGCTCTCGGATAGTATAATGGTAATACAACAGATTTTGGTTCTGTTTATCTAGGTTCGATCCCTGGTCTGAGATCTAAATTTTAATGTGATGGCTAAAGTAAGAGTGATTGCGAGTACTATCAGATATGGTAGTAATGGCTTTAAGCACAAAGGAGATACATTTAATCTGCCGGATGCTGAAGCAAAGGATAAAGCAGCTAAAAAGCTGGTTGAAATTGTCGAAGAAACTAAGGCTGTAGAGCCTAAAGTAAAAATTAAAACTGAAAAGTAATGTTACCCACACTGAGCGATTGCAAGTCTTACGCCCAAATCGATGCTGATTATATATTAGATGATGGGTTGATTAGCGATCTGTTGAAAGCTGCTATATCATGGTGCGAGCAATATACAGGGCTTTTGTTTACAGAGCAGGAAATAACTGAAACTAAGTTGCTACGCCACTTTAGACTAAAAGCGCCTTTGATTTCCATCACTTCAGTAAAAGTTTTAGACGAGAACGTTGATTATAATTTTACAGGTGAATGGGTACGCTCTGTTAATGGTGTTAAAACTGTGATATACAGGGCTGGTTATCCGGAGAACACTTTACCAGAACCAATCAAAACGGCTATCAAATTGATGGTTCAAACGCTATACCGTAACAGAGAGGATTATATTGTAAGTGATGTCACAAAGGCCATAAATCAAGTGCCTATTGGTATAAAGGAGTTATTGTCTCCGTATAGCATATCTGGAGGGCTGTTCTTATAATGAAAAGAGATCGTATTAAGGTTTATTCTTTAGAAAGCGTACAGGACGCTGGAGGCGGCTTTAATCCCGATCAAAGAGTGCTCTATTGGGAGACTGCCGCCACTGTTAAGGCCGCAAAAGTTAAAAGAGATCTCCAGAGCTATCAAACGGATTTGGAGATCCCGATGGAGTTTAAAGTGATGTTTAGACGAGACAAAAATGTCACTAAAAATATGATCATCTCTTATGAGGATCAAGATTACACGATACACAGCATTGTTAATGTTGATCAAGATAGCAAGGATTTACTACTAACAGGGATTACCAGGGCATGATAGATGGACTCAACAAGGCTTTAGAAGATCTACAGGAGCGTTTTCTTAAAATCGAGATGAACGTAAAAAAAGAGATCGGAACGACTGGAGAGAAAATAAAATCTGATGCAAGTGTAAACGCTAGCGCCATTGGGTTCTTTGATTCCTACGGTAATTGGGTAGAGTTATCTGGCAAAGTTAAGGGCAATGCCTTTGAGGCCGGTAACGGCTATCGTATCTGGGTGAATGCTGGGGAAATGGCGGCTTATATTGAGTTTGGTACTGGTGAATACGCAAAGAACGAAGTGGGGGCTCGTCCGCAAAATTGGAGAGATCTAGCGTACGAATTTTATGTTAACGGTAAGGGTGAGCTGCCAGCAAGGCCTTACATCTACCCGTCGTGGGTACAAAATACAACAGGTTTATTAGATAGGCTTAGAACGGCAATTAAAAGAAAGTAATGACAGATTTCACACCAAAAGTAAAAGCAGCATACCAATACTTAAACGTAGGAACATGGGTTGTTTACTATACCGGAATTGACCTAACTGATTACGCAAATGATGTTAAGTCTTTTGAAAGGAAATTGGAGGTGTTCAGAGCTGATAATAACCAGCTTATCACCTCTAAAACGCTAGCAAAGGATGAGTTTAAAATTAACTTATTATTTAGAGATGGCCAATACAATACAGATCCTATCCTAAATGATTTACCTATTCGTGTCGTACTTACACTCACGAGAGATGGACAGACTAAGATAGCTGAGGATATTATAGATTTTGTATCGGTTGACCAAAATGCAGCCCCAGCCTCCATTTATTTGTCTCTCTTAAGCGATGGTTTTAAAATTTCGGATAGTAATTCATATCCCATATTTAACAATAAAGCGCAAGATGATTTTAGCCGCTACGTGGTCGTTTCGCGTAGGCCTACAGACGAAAGTTCAGTAAATAAGATCGAGTACGTTAAAGAGCTTGTAAATGGTGTCTCGTCAATAGATTTTGATTACTTCAATGAGTATGTAGTAGAGTTTGATGTGTTATGGATAAACAAGGTTACAAATCAGCTTTACGTTGCTCATAGCGGTAACTATGCAACGAACAATCCACTTTTAACATCGCTTTACAATGCTGGTGGGAAATATGTAGGATCTGCTGGTAAAGATCCTTTAGCTTCTGAGGACTTAGCGCCTAATATGGGTGTAATTGATCCGTCAAATCCTGAGCAACCAACTAGCGGAACGGTTTTAAGGGACGTAGTAGAGCCTCTAAGGATAGCAGTTAGAGCAAAATTATTAAGTACTTCAGTGCCTATTTATGACGCTTTTGTGCCAGATTCTGCTCCAGATTCATTTATCGTCATCAAAGATATAAACGAGGCTGATGATAGCTTAAAAAGCGTGTTTAATGGAGATGTTCATGTCACTTTGGATATTGTAACGAGATTTCCTCAAGGATCAGGTACAAGCTCAAAGCGCGATCAGCTTACAGGTCAAGTTTATGAGAAACTGATACCTAACACGGTTAAGATAGATCATTTTCACATTTTAAATGCTGTAAGGACGCTTTCCAGGCCGATAGATGAAGATTCTAATCAATATAAAATATTACGCAAAATCATAATTATCAAATACAAGATTCAACAATTAAATTAAAAATTAAAGAGAGAGGGAAAAAGTGAGATGGCAGATTTAAATTTTAAAAACGGTACGGATAACGTATTATTCGTAAAAATTGGCGCTCCTGCTGCGTGGGTAGCGGTTGCGTGTTTGAAGACAAACAGCTGGGATGGTTCGACTGATCAAATTGATACAACATCTAAATGCTCAGGAAAATTTAAAACTTCATTACCTGGGGATATTTCTTGGTCATTTAAAGGTGATGGAAACGCTGTAGATGATAGTGGAGCGCCTAGCAAAGCATCATTTAAAGCACTATCTGCTTTGCATAAGGCAGGAACAACATTCCCTTGTAAAATGGTAGGCGTAGACGATCCAGATGATATCATAAGAGGTGATGTTTTTATTACCGCTTTAAGTCTTTCGGCTGGCCGTAATGAGGCCGTAGCCTTTAGCGCAACGTTTCAAGGTACAGGCGAATACTTCACAACACCAGAGGCGTAATGAATACAGGCAGAATTAGTATTGAGTTAAGGGGAAAGTTACCCCTTTAACTTTCGGGATGATGGCTATTGAAGAGTTTGGGAATAGACAGGCTATCGGTAATGCTGGCTGGTCTAAATTGATGACAGATCTAATTTACTCTGGCTATGTCAATGATCAAATTGTTGAGGGCTTACCTCCAATCTTAAGCTACCGTGAAATTGCGGAGGGGGTTGAGGCAATGTTATTAGCAAAAGATCCGGTTCTGGGAGCTGTTTACAAATGTTTCGAAGAAAGCCAGGCAGGTTCTCAGCTGATGGATGACGTAAAAAAAAAACTGATGGAAACGGTAGTGCCAGAAGCAAAAAAACGTCAAACAAAAAAACCGATTGGCAAAAAGTAAAAAGGTTTGCTTTTGGTGAATTAGGATTAAAGCCTAAAGAATATTATGCCCTCACACATTCGGAGTACAACCTTATGTGTGAGGGCTATTTTGATAAAGAGCTAAGAGCGTGGAAGCGAACAAGGTCTTTAGCATGGACTATAACCCTGGGTTATGCAGATCCAAAAGATTTACCAGAAAACCAACAAGTTTGGTGGCCAATGGCAGGAGATGTAATGCCAAAGCGCCCAACAGCAAAATTAACAAAAGCAAAGCAGAACAAGATTGCTGAAAGAATTAAGGCAGAATTAGAGAGGGGGAAAGCAAGTGAGTGATGCAATGTTATCCGTTGAGGTGATAGCCGAAATGGAGTCCTTAAGCGTAGGCTTAAAAAGAGGATCAAAAGATATTTTAGATTTTGTTACGGGTGGAAATAAAGCCCTCAAAGATCTTGAAAAGACATTAAACGGTTTGGGGTTGGACTCTCAAACCAAACCATAAAAAATTTAACTGCCCAGTTAAAAGAGCAGAAATTAGCCACAGAGGCTAATAAGACAGCTACGGAACAGAACAGAGCAGCTACCGAGGAGGGTAGGAGAGCTGTGCAGGATGCGACTGCTGCTTTAATAAATCAGCGAACAGCAACTGAGGCTAACAGGGCGGTAACAGAAGCCAGCCGAACATCTACGCAAAATGCCACTAATGCCCTTTTGCAGCAGCGTACTGCAACCGAAGCGAACCGAACAGCCAACGAAGCTGGAAGATTAACCGCAATACAGAGTACGGCCGCGCTGAATAACCAAAGATTAGCTACTGAGGCAAATCGCACGGCATTGTCTGCGCTGAGACTGCAAAATGCTCAAAATACCAATACAAATAGAGCAGCTTCCGGAAGTTATGACGAAATGAGAATGCGGATGAACGCATTAGGCAGGCAAATAAGAGCTACAGCTGATGGATTTAGCTCAACCAATACGACTATCAGGGCTCAAATAGCTGAATATAATAGGCTAAATGATGCCTTAAAAAGATTCGACGCGAGCATGGGTAACCATCAGCGGAATGTTGGTAATTATGCTGGTGCTATGGGCGGTGTTTTAACAACGCTATCAGGAATGGCCGCAGGATTTCTGTCGATTCAGGCAATTCTATCTATGTCGTTTGATACTGCTCTTAAAACAGATGGTATTAAAACATCGCTTGAGTTCACATTTGGTAGTGTTGACGCAGCAAGATCTAAAATGGATGGGCTGAGGGTTACCGCGAATAGGTTAGGTATTGAATACGTCAGTCTAGCTGATTCTTACCGATCGTTTGCCGGAGCTGCTATTGCTTCAAACTTCCCATTACGTGAGACAGATAGGATTTTCAATGCTGTTGCAAATGCTGGAGCAAAACTTAAGCTTAGTAGTGATCAGATGAGTGGAGCATTGACCGCATTGCAACAAATGATCTCTAAAGGTAATGTTCAATCTGAAGAGTTGAGAGGGCAGTTAGGTGAGCGTTTGCCTGGTGCGTTTGCTATTGCGGCTAAAGCAATGGGGGTAACACAGCAAGAGTTGGGCAAGCTTTTACAGGACGGAAAGGTTTTAGCTGCTGATTTGCTACCGAAGTTGGCCGATGAACTGGATAAAACGTTCTCAAATGATAAAAATGAAAAAGTAGACAGTTTACAAGGCTCAGTAAATAGGCTTAAAAACTCTTTTTCAGAGATGGTTGAGACAAAAGGGGCTCTAAGTGCATTTTTCGCATTTGTTGTGGATGCCGCTGGCGGTGCTCTGCAAGGCTTAAACAAATTGAGTCAATCTTTAGGAGTATTTTATGATTTGGCCACACATCCAAAAAAATTCATCGGAGACAGTGGAAAAGCAGCATGGGATAAAGCTTTACAGGACATAAGCGAAAGGGCTGAGTCATCTGCAAAGAAAGTTTCACAAAGCTCAAAAGGAATTTTGGTGAGCTCTTTAAATGACGCTATTGCTGCTCAAAAAGGATTGAGTGATGCGTATAAGGCAGCGCAAGACAAATACAAAGCCGGAGGCGGCAACTTTGCAGATGCTAAGGCTGAGAATGAAGCAAAGCAAGCACTGCAATATCAGATCTTATTAGTTAAAAATTTGAGATCAGAATATGATAGGCTATATGGGGCAAAAGGCAAACAAAAAGAGGTTGATGATGCTAATTTAACATCTGTAAAAGAGATCCAGAAACGGATAAATGACTTAAAGGCGTTAGATGGATCTGCCATAATTGGGAGCACCATTTACAATAGAATTAAAGCCCTGCAGGATATGCTTGCTAAGCCGAAAACAGGGAAAAGTGACGAGGAAAAGGCCGCTGAAGCGAGAGCGAAAAAGATAACAGCTCTTTATAAAGATCTGGAGTTACAGCTAGCTAAAACCGAACTGATCCAGAGAGATCTCATTTCTGGAGGAGATATAAAAAAGTTTGACGCGTATCAGGAAGCGATTGAGAAGCTGACTAAGTTAGGCTTTGAGCCCTTGAGTGATGCTATACAGGATCTGGCGGAAAAACAAAGCAGATTGGTAAATCTGAGCTTACCTAAAATGATCACTACGAACGGTCTTTTAAATGATCCTAAGTATGATAAAACAAATCAGTTTAAAGATAGCCCATTGCAAGCAGACACCACTATTAAGAGCGTTAAAGTTGGCACTGATGCCTTTTTAGCTGACTTAGAGAGGAAAAAGCAAGCATTTAAGAGTTTCAAAGAGTCTATGGCTGAAACTGTCAATTCGTTTGTAGCGGATGTTGTAACTGTTTTTGCACAAGGCGTAGGTGAGATGATGGCTGGTGATATGAGTTTTGATGATTTTGGACGTACCATTTTAAACTCTTTTGGTCAGTTTTTAGCAAATCTGGGAAAAATGATGGTTCAGTACGGTACAACAGCGCTGCTGATGGGGGTTCTGAGTTCTCAATTAACCAATCCTATTACTGCTATTCCGGCAGCTATCGGGCTTATTGCCGCTGGTGCTGCTCTCGCAGCTATTGGATCTGGTATTAGCAGTGCAGCTGCTGGAGGGAGTTCAAAAGATTCTACAGGATCTGGAGTTAGTAATGTGCCACACTTCGCTAACGGTGGCATAGTTTCGGGACCTACTCTGGCTATGGTTGGAGAATATCCGAACGCAAAGAATGATCCGGAGGTAATAAGTCCTTTATCAAAGCTTAAAACTTTAATAGGCGCTGGAGGAGGTAATAATCCCAGCTTTAATATTGTTCAAAAAGTATCAATGGGAGAGCTAGTGATAGCGATAGAGAGGCAGAAGAAAGCAAACGGCAGGGTATAAGATGAAAGAGCGCCAAATATTAACGTTTGGCGCTCCCTTTAAAACTCTGATATACGTTTGATGTTTAGATCAAAGGAGCTGGTTAAATCCTTATCTAAAATTGTTAAGGTATTGATAGCTAATTCTTTATTGCTTATCTTGGATCTTTTATTTGTCGTTACAGCTTCTGAGAGTTCAAGATCAGATTTTGCAAATGTAATCGGGTTCACTAATCCCTTAAACGCCATATCAAAAATACTGATTCGGTAGGCGCTATCTTTCACTTGAATAATAACCTTTGCTGCTATTGGGTACTTCAGTAGAGCTCCAGAGCCTAAAGATGATCCACCAAACATCTTATAGTTAACCACATAATCAATTAATTGACCACTAATCTGTTTGTCTGTCTCATTTTCCAATTTAAATCCTTTGGTGGTAGTAAGAAAATTTTTTAACTCCATTAATAGATCAGGCCTTGATTTATCAGAGGAAAATACTTTTTGATAAATCAGTGAATTGTCTTTTAAAACTATTGATGTGCCCAACACACTGTCTTGTACTCCAGCACCTAAAATATCTTTCTTATTCCCAACCTGGGAATAGGATAAGATAGGCATTAGCAGTAGTATTAAGGTTATCGCTCTCATTTTACAATTTTAAACAAACCATAAGTAAGAAAAAATAAAATAAAAATATTCATATAAGGATAATTTACATAAAATTACTAATTTTACATCCGAGAGAGAGATGTAATGGCGTACGGGGTAAATTTTAGATTAAGCTTTTGTAACAAGGAAAATGATCCTTGTATTATTGAGATCCTAAAAAAGGATTACTATGGCTCTGTAAAGTCATTTGTAGGAGGGGGTGAGCCAATTTCTATCACCTATAAAAATGTCGAAGAAAGTAAGTTTGATCAAATAACTGGTAGCGAGGCAACTATTGCTTTAGTGACTTCGGATGAGCTTTCATTGAAAGAGTTTTATACTGGTGATGAAAGAGAATGGCAAACAAAACTTTACATTTCTGGGGAGTTAAAATGGTCAGGCTTTGTTATGCCTGATAGTTCTAGTGAGCCATTTAGAACGCCACCTTATCTGGCTCAATTAAAAGCTACTGATGTCATCGGTAGCCTTAAAACCGTTCCTTATAGCAATGGGGGACAATTAATTAAAAAAGTCGATTCGATAAAAAACATCATAGCTGATTGTTTGTCGAGAACGGGATTGGATCTGGATTTTTTCATTGGATTGAATGTGTATGAGGCGAACTTTTTAAAAGGCTCAAACGATTGTCCATTAGAGCAGACCTTTGTTGATACAAACAGGTTTATAGATACCAATAATAAGCCATTTTCGTGCTTTGATGTGCTAATGTACTTCAGTAACCAGTTCGGCCTTAATTATAGGCAAGCTGGCGGTGTGTGGTGGATTGTTGATGTAGAAGAGTATGCAAAGGATAGCTTTAGAGTAAGAAAGTTTAATAAATCAGGTGAAAAACTAGGCAATCAATTGATCTCTAAAGCTCTGAACGCAGGTTATAAAAAAGAGATTCAGCTCGTTAATGGAGACCACTATGACTCAAATATTGCAGCTTATAAGGCGGTTACAACCTACTATCAATATGGATATTTAAGCAGTGAGCTGTATAACGGAGATTTCAATATTAAAAAAACAAATAATGTTGAACTGTGTCCTTTTGTAGGCTGGAATAGCCTGGGTAATCTGCCTATTGGATTGGGAGAGAAAACCTCTAAAAATGTGGCTGGCACTGACGTTCCAAACGGAGATCTGTATGCTGTCTTAATGAATTACACTAGTACTCATGAGCCTGATTTTAATAAAGGAATTTATTCAGATCCTATTACAGTATTAGGTACTCAAAAGATAGGGATAAGTTTGGATGTAGGTGAGGCGCAAAGTCAGCCAGAGCCCTATGACGGTTTAACTTTCTTTTTTAAGATAAAAGTATCAGCTATTGGCAAATCAGACAAGTCTATTAACATTGATAACGGTTCTACAAAATGGAATAACAATGGCAACGAGATTTGCTATTTATATGCAGGAGGCACGGCTAATAAGACTATCAAAACATTGTCCCTGACTTTACCAGAGGTAGGTTATGATTGTCAATTAACGATTTATGTTTATGGAGGTAACTCCGGAACTGTAGACGGCAAGAGTGGAAGCGCCAGAATTAGAGCAGGGATGTTTTTAGATAACGTAAAGGTTAATCTGCAAGAAAACGCTGTCCAAAAGTCATCTATTGGCAACGTAGTAACAAACACACAAGTTTATAACTACTCGCAAACTAAGGAGGCAGTAGTATTACTTTTTGGGGATGACGGTGGCAATCAGCAGAGGACAAGTTGGCTGAGAAATTCCATAGGAGATCCAACCACTTTGTGGGGGAAGGCCTAACCATTCAGCAGATAGCGACCAGAAAGCTATTAAATCAGTATCAAAAAACATCCTCAATGTTTGAGGGTACTTTTAAGGGTAAAATAGATGCAGTTAACACATTAAACATTGATCTTACAGACAGTAAGTTTTTTATGCTGGCTGGAACGTTCTATGTTAAGAGCTCTGAGGCTAAATTGACCTTAGCAGAGGTGTTTACTACTCCATTGGATCGTAAGTATGTTAATGAGGATATTTATGAGGATTTCGGTGAATATAAGACTTCAGACGGAAAAGCTGTAGGTAGCGCAAGTGGTGTAACTCTGCCATCGACTCCAAATCAGCAGCAAAACGCTGCATTTATCAACAGGTTAAGTGAGCGAGATGAATATCTATATTTAGATGGAAGCAAGGTAAAAGCTGGCACAGCTGACTATTCAACAGATTCTGGCCACGCAAATTTTTCTGATTATGCAACCAACGCAGGGCATGCCGTCAATTCCGATCGGGCAGTTTTGGCTGATCTTGCAACAAACGCCATTCATGCTAATAATGCAGACTATGCCATTGAAGCTGGTCATGCCTCGTTAGCAGATTATGCAAAAGATTCTGATAAATGGGATAATAAGCAATTCGATGACTATTTAGATCAGCCTTTGCGTAAAACTGATGCCGTCAAATTTGCTTCTGTTGTGGCCGATACGGTCAACAGCACCGTTTATGTTAGCGGTTTTACAGGTTCAGGTTATCGTATTAATCCTGATGGATCAGCCGAATTTGATAGTCTTACGGTTCGTAAGGAATTAAATATTAACGTGCTTAACGTCCGTGAAATCACAGGTAGCGGTGGCAGTGTAGCAATTACCAATGTTGCCAAAATCAAAGATGTTGTTGAATGGGATGATTATTATCAGTGTAATATAAATACTGATGACGGCACAATTACGGTTCAGTTACGGATAGATGATATTGTGCGCTGTCAGGTATGGGATGGTAAAAAGCTTAAATATTATTCGGCACGGGTACGTGCGGTAAGCGCTGGCATATTCGATTTAGATAAAGCTTCCTTTGTAGGTGGTGGCAGGCCTGCACCGGGCGATACTGTTTTCCAGTTTGGTAATGCCACCAATGCCGACCGTCAGGGTTTGATTTACTTGACTAATAGCGATACAGGCGCACCGTATTTGGATGTTTTGGATGGCATAACATCCGATAATTTGGCGGGTAAAACAAAGGTTCGTTTAGGTCGGCTTAATGGCATTAACGATGTTGATTTAGGGCAATTGGATGGTTACGGTATTTATGCCGAACGTGCATTTATCAAAGGCAAAATAGTTGTTACGGGCGGTAATGCTGAAACGGTTACAGGCTCGCAAGCAAAAGCAAATACAGCACAGGCGAACGCAATTAATACCGCTTCGGGCGATGCAAGCGTAAAGGCAAACAATGCCCAAAACAATGCTATTTCCGTTGCATCATCTGACGCACAAAATAAAGCAAATGCAGCGCAAACGGCGGCGGCTGGTTATACTGATAGCAAAGCATTAGCCACTATTTCGGCAGCTCAAACTTACGCCGATAATTCGGCCACAAGTAAAGCGAATGCAGCACAAGCAAATGCGATAAGCCAAGCCAGCACAGATGCGCAGAATAAAGCGAATGCGGCACAGGCAAACGCGGCATTGTTAAGCCAACAGCTTGTAGACGGCATTAAGGTTGGCAGTAGAAATCTTATTTTAAACAGTAATACGCCAGTAGAAAACAATGCTTATAGCTTGAATGTGTATAGTCTTGCCATGAGTGCTGTAGTTGGCGAAACGTATACCTTTTCAGCTAAAGTAAATTTAAGTGCTGGTCAAACAGGTATTTATTTAAATGTAATTGATTATGTCAATTATCCTTCTATAGCCGAACTTGTTTACCCCGATGCAGACGGGATTTTCAGAAAGACGTTTGTTATGCCTAACGGTGCTACAAGCTATAACTACATCGGGCTTTATACCACACCATTGGGAAACTACCAAACCGCTAAGGTATTTTGGGTTAAGTTGGAAAAAGGCAATAAGGCTACGGACTGGACACCAGCACCCGAAGATGTACAAAACGCAATTGATACCGCAAATGCTTTGGCTAATGCTGCAAACGCCTCTTATGCAAGTTTAACCGCAAACCTAAAATCTTTGGCTTATGCTGATGTAGTAGAGTTGGCGAAGCTTGGCACTACCATTATTGATGGCGGTAAAATCAAAACCACGTTATTGGATGCAGATTATATCAGGGCTAATGTCATTAATGCTGGTTATATCAATACGTTGGAATTAGATGCAACCGCAATAAAATCGGGAACGATTGACAGCGCAAGGATTAACGCAAGCCAAATTATTTCAAATGGTGGCGGTGCAACTACGGTTCAATTAAATCAAGCCAAACAGGATGCTGAAAACGCAGCAAAAGCCTACGCAGATGCACAGGACAATCTTAAAAAAATAGAGGCCAACGCTTATGCCGATGGTAAGGTAAGTGCTGAAGAGCAAAGGGCTATTAATGATGCAATAGCAAAGCTAAATGAAGCAAAAGCCGATGCTACCGCAAAAGATAACGCCGTTAAAACCTACGCTGACAATGCCAAATTAGAAGCTATTACCACGGCCACGACACAAAGTGCAGCCGACGCTACAGTTAAAGCGAGCCAAGCACAGGTTATAGCAATACAAACCGCTGCTACCGATGCGACACAAAAGGCAAATAACGCTATAGTAGCAGCATCAAATGATGCCACCTATAAGGCAGAAGAGGCAAAGCGATATGCGGAAGCCAAATCTTTCATGTCGGGTAAAATGCTAAACCGTGATGCGGATTTTAGGGATGGCATTAGCGGCATGGCTGTCTATAACAATTTGGGAAATGGAAACGTAATTGTTGATCGCTTAGATCGTTCGTATTGGGGTGATGCGCAAAATGCATTGCCCACAACTTCGTCTTGTGGCGTAAGGATAAAAAATATCGGAAGCGCATCGCCTGGGCTAGGTGGATTTTATTTTGGCACTCAAACAAGGGCTAACGCAAAATTCGTTACTAGACTAATTGCAAACATACCAGTTGGCTATACAATTCATTTTCATTCAAATTCTACAGGTGATGGTGGTTACGGGTATTGGGCTACGCCAGTTGTAGGTACAGGAACATGGCAGGAATATATTTACGTTTTGCAGTGTGGTAGCTCAGGTACATTTTCAAGTACCAACTTTTTTGCATTAGATGGCAATAATTACGGCATGGAATGGCATTTAGCCTACGCAACTGTTTTTGATGTTACGGATAGCGAAGTAAATTATCTAAAGGATGCGCAGGCAAAAGCAGATGCAGCACAAATTGCGGCTACAAACCTTGCTTATGCTCAGGCAGCTTACGAGCGTGAAGTAGCCAAATCATACGCTGACGGAAAGATAACAGCTGAAGAGGCGGCACGCATCGCGCAAGCTGCCACAAATCTTCAAGTGGCTAAAGATGATGCAACAAATAAAGTTAATGCGGCATACGCCTCTGCAAATGGATATACCGACACTAAGACCCAACAAACATTAGTTGCGGCACAGACCTACGCCGATAATTCAGCGCAGAACAAAGCCAATATTGCGCAGTCAAATGCAATAAGCCAAGCCAGCACAGATGCACAGAACAAGGCGAATGCGGCACAGGCAGCGGCAAACCTGTTGAGCCAACAGCTTGTAGATGGCATTAAGGTTGGTGGTAGAAACCTTGTTTTAAACAGTAATACGCCAGTAGAAAATAATAACTACACCTTGAATGTGTACAGTCTTGCGATAAGTGGCGTAGCTGGCGAAACGTACACCTTTTCAGCCAAAGTAAATTTAAGTGTGGGACAGGTAGGGCTTTATTTAAATGTAATTGATTATGTCAATTATCCTTCTATAGCTGAGCTTATTTACCCCGATGCAGATGGGATTTTTAGAAAGACATTTGTTATGCCTAACGGGGCTGCAAAGTATAATGAAATTGGGCTGTACACCTCTCCATTGGGCAACTACCAAACTGCTAAGGCATTTTGGGTTAAGTTGGAAAAGGGTAACAAGGCTACAGATTGGACACCAGCCCCCGAAGATGTACAAAACGCAATTGATACCGCAAATGCTCTAGCTAATGCGGCAAACGCAAGTTACGCCAGTTTAACGGCAAGCCTTAAAAGCTTAGCCTATCAAGATGTAGTAGAGCTTGCTAAACTAGGAAGTACTGTTATTGAGGGCGGTAAAGTCAAAACCACATTATTGGATGCCGATTATATCAGGGCTAATGTCATTAACGCGTCTTATGTACAATCGTTAAATGTTGTCGCGACAAATATCCAAGCGACTACCGGATCTATTGGCGGTTGGAATTTGGGATTAGATAGGTTGTTTTCCGGATCTGAAAGCTCGAACTATATCGCGTTGATTTCTGGTAGTTCGCCTGAGTTATACATGAAAAATTCTGATCAAGTCAGTGGAGAGTATAGCAGTTTAAACACAAAGGGCTTGTATGTGATGAGCTCTGGAAACTCATTGCCATCATCTTACGGCTACACTTATGCTGTGGGGGCTTTTAAGCTAAAGAGTGGTTCAGTTGCCAATAGTGCGGCTTTGTATGCTGGAGCGCCAAATGATAGGCTTGCTTTCTATTGTGACGGATCTATGTATGTAAATCGAGATGCTTCTTTTAACGCTTCCATCGTTATCAGCGGTAATGCGTATTTCAATACAGGATTTATAGTTATGGGCAATTTGCCAAATGCGAATGATATGGGGATAATAAATAATGCAAACTCTGGAGGGGTTAGGGTTGTGACAGCAGGTGTTAACGCAGGGAGATTATATAGAGCATAAGATGAAAGTAACGATAAAAGACAGGCTTATTATTCAAGGGGTTTTGATTCCTTTGATGCCAGCAAAAGGGAGTTTTATAGAGATGATTCATATCTCAAACATTAAAGAACAAGCGCAAATAAGTATCGAAGAGGTTAAGAAGTTCAACTTTAGAGATCTTAATAACGGTGAAATCACATGGAATGACTCGCCAGAGTGTGATAAGGTATTGGAGCTTTCTGCGGAGCAAATCGATCTGCTTCAGCTGGCAGTTTATGCTTTAGATGAGCAAAAACTGATCACAATGGATCTCCTTAATACCTGTGAAAAAATATTAAAATTAACAGAAAGTAAATAAACAAAAATCAATTAAAAATGAGAAAGAACGCAAAAACAGTAACAAAAAATTACGACACTGACACGGTTAATGGATGGAAATTAAGTTATGAGTATGAAAGCGAAAACGGTGCAGCTCCGGTTGAGATCCGAGTAACTGGATCAAAGGATGCAGGTAGCGTATTCATTACGAAAACTGGAGCGAACACCTCTTTTAACTTTAACGGTGGCTCTACAGATGTAGCGGTGATCTCAAGTGTTGAGACGGAGATAAGTGAAATATTAGCAGGTTATACAGCAAATCAATAAGATGAATTTAACAAAGAAGCAAATCAGTGATGTAGCGGCAGGGATAGGTGTAGATTATGCTTCCTTGATGGCATTTATGTCGGTTGAGTCTGGCGGTATCGGGTTCGATACTGCTACAGGCAAAATAATTATTCAGTTTGAGCCAGCTTGGTTCAAGAAAAAAGCGCCTTATGCCCCGTCTGGGTTATGGTCGGTTAACAAAGTTGAAAAACAATCTAAAGAGTGGTTAGCCTTTAATGATGCTTATTATAAGAATGCAGATGCAGCAATGGAAAGCACTTCGATTGGTATAGGCCAAATTATGGGCTTTCATTTTAAAAGGTTAGGGTACAAGACTGTAGGGGCTATGTGGGAACACGCGCGCACGGGTGAGTTAGCTCAGCTGGAGCAAATGGCAAAATTTATTGCCACTGATTCGCGATTGCTCAACGCTTTAATGGTTAAGAATTGGCATTTAGTGGCAGTCTATTATAACGGAGGTGGTTATAAAGAACTTGCCGAGAAGTATAACAGAGAGCCATATAATATCAGTATGGAAAAAGCTTATTTAAAATACAAGTAACATAAAATGGCTGAAAGCACACAAATCAAAAGAACGACTAAAAATACAAATACTTTAACCTGGGCTTTAGGAGCGCTGACGAGTATAGCAACATTTTTTGCTGCTTATAATCGTCAGATGTGGAATGATTCGGAGGCTAAAAATGCTGCTAATGTTTTGTATTATCAAAAGCAGCTGTCTATAATGGATGAGAAGCTGGAGCAAAAGGATAGGGCTTTAGATAGTGTGCAGGGATTAATGTTGAAGCGAGCAGATAACTCTTTTGAGGAATGGAAAAGAATGCTGGCTATCGATAGTAATCGTAAAAGCACTATAATCATTAAAACCAACAAGTAATATGAAAAAGTTAATACTTTTAGTACTAGCGATTGTTTTAATAGTCCCTAGTAATGGCTGTCGGATCTTGAGAGAAAAAGATAAGCATACATCACTTGCAAAAACAGATGTAATGAATAATGTAAATGTTAGTAAGCAAACTATTGATAGTCTGGTTGCTTTTAAGAACTATATTTACAACCGGAGTTCTCAGGTAATTTCTGAAGAAATCAATTACAAGTTTCCTAATACCGACAAAAAGGATTTGGAGATCACTGCTAATTTTAGAGTAGACCCTGTTATCGATTTAAAGGGCGATACGGCTTTTAAGCTGGTTGATGTTAAAAATGACAATGTTAGTGTAACTGTATATCAGAACAAGCGCACTAATGAGTTGATGGCAAAGGTTAAAACAGAAAATGGGATAAAAGAACTTAAAGCAAGTGAGATCCAGATAAAGCGAACCACAACGACTAACAGCGATGTTGTTGATACTTCGAAGAAAGATATTGATGTTAAACGATCCACGATTGATAGTGTTGATAAATCTAAAAGCTCAACATACAAAAAAGAGGTTGACTTACAGGTTAACAAAGAAGTAAAGTCAGTATTTTTGGGCTGGTGGTGCGTGTTTTTAGTCATACCATTGCTGATTATCATATTTAAAAGGAAAAGTATTTTAAAGTGGATTAGAAGCAAAATAGCTTAATCAAAGGCCTCTCTTTATTGGGAGGCCTTTAAGTTTTCTAAAACTTTCTCAGCATACTCATCCATAACAAGATCGTCGGATATTTCCGAGATATAGCCCTCATGAATAGCTAACGATGAGTGTCCAATAAGATCCTTTGTGATGCTGGTATCTTTTATCGTTGAATTGGCAATTTTCGAAAAAAAGTGACGAGCCGCATGTGGAGAGATGTTTTTTGTAATTTTTATTTTCTCTCCGATAATCTTTAAGTATCTGCTCAGCTTCGAAATGGCATTTTTTACCGCTTTTTTGTATATAAACTTATCAACGTTCGCGTCTGTGTCCATAAAGGAAAAGATATAGTCAAACTCATTGCCGACCATCCACCTATCAATAATATTTTTCAGAGCCTCAACAATTCCTATGTTATGAATTTTGCCGGTTTTCCGCTCTTCATAAACCAGGCGATTATCAATAATGTTTGATGCCTTAAGTGTGATTAAATCTCCGATTCTAATACCTCGTAAGAATATGCTGGCAATGAAAATATCTCTTGACTCAGCCATTTTACCAGATAGTTCCAAACTCATTATCTGTTGTATTTCACTAACATTTAGCTTAGTCTTAGTGGATCTCTGTTTATTAAAAGTTATATCGTCCAGAGCATTCTCTTTAATCATTTTGGCTTTTTTAGCTCCAGATAGAACTTTGCCGAGAACGTGCATTTTTTCCTTTATTGAGTTAGGATTGTTTTTTTTTACGTCTCTTAAAAATGCCGCGAATTTATAGATAAATGACTCCGTAATGTCCTCGAAATCGACATCTTTATCAAACTCAAGCAGCTGAGCAAGTACAACTTTATTTACATCGTGCCTAGAAACTTGTTCTTTTAGCCGATAATTTTCTATTATATTTTCAAAATAGGCTTTAAAATTTAGTACCTTAGTTATACCGAAGTTCTTTAGAGCATATTCGATATCATTGTTTATTCTCGGAGCTTCAATATTTTTTGAAGAAACTCTATTTGTGGATTTAAGCCAATCTTGCTTTTTGCAACGGCCTAAAACCTTTCTTATAGGTTTACCGTTCTTAACATATTGTAACAT